GTCCGATATCACGGACTACGATAACGAGGAAGACCAGATTGATTGGTTGTATAGAGAAATCGAGCGTTGTCGAGATAACACATTATATTTCTGTAACAAGTACGGGTGGATCAAAGAAGATAAAGCCGATGGTGGTAAGCTCAAGTACAAAGCTTGGGATGCACAGAAGGTTCTTTTATTCCTATTTGATTGCGGATACTCTATGATGATTGGTAAAGCCCGTCAGATTGGTTTTACAACTACTATGTGTCTTGCTGGTATGAAGAGGGTAAACCTAACCAAATCATACTTCATTAAGTTTGTTACCCACTCTGAGAATAAAGGTATTGAGATATTCCGGGATAAGGTTAAGTGGGCATACACGAAGATACCTGACCACTTGGCGATGACCGTAAAGAACTGGACTGACAATGTTATGTCTTTCTCTCAAAAAGGTGAGAAGAAAGGTCGTGACGGAGGTGGTGGTTCACGTTTCCAGATAGACAGTCCAAAGGTTGATGCAATCAACGGGGGTTCACCGTCTGCTGTATTCGTGGATGAGATTGGTCTATTTGAGATATTCGGTGAGATGATGCGTGAAGGTCGTCCTGCTTTGTTTAAGTTTAATCCTGAGACAGGGAAAATGACGATGCAACAGCAGTTTATGGCCTGGGGTACAGGTGGAGAGATGGACAAGGGTGGTTCTGTCTTTGAAGCGGAGTTCAAGATGTGTCTTAAGGCTTGGAGAGAGAAGAACTATGAATACGGAATTATCCCGTTGTTTATGAATGCTTATGCTCGTCCAGGTGTAGATAGAAAGCACATTGAAAACGAGAAGAAGGCGTACCTATCCGCACAGGGAACTAAAAAGGGAGATATAGCTAAGGTTCAGTTCCATCAGCACTATCCTATGACAATAGACGATATGTTTATTCGTAAGTCTAGGACTCTTAGACCTATTCACGAGTGCCAAAGAAGACTTGATGAGATATACAATCTTGACGATGGTATTCAATACGGATACTTCGAGCCTATATTTGATATGAGCCAAGAAACACCTGACTTGATAACTCCATATAGGGTTATTGGTTCTAGGTTTGTTCCAACAACTGGAAGGGAGGATGTCGCAACAACTTGTGTTATTGTGCATCATCCACCACAGGGAGAAGTTTGGAGACACAGGTGGTATCAAGGTACTGACCCCGTTAACTCAGAGACAGGACACTCAAAGATGTGTTCTGCTATATGGGATAACTACACAAACTCTGTTTCATCAGTAGTGTTCCATAGGGACAGAAAGTTTAAAGAAACGTATCTACAGGTATTGCTTCAGTCACTTTACTACGATCAGGAAAAGAGAGGTGGTATATACGAGCTAATAGAGAACAATATTGGTGATATGCATAGAGACTTCCAAGAGGTAATGGGATTCAAGCATAAGTTTACAGCAAACGCAACATTACCATTATACCTACAAACACCTGGGTCAAAATGGTGGGGTATAGCAAACAAAACTAATACAGCACCTAGAATCATAGCAAAGATAGAGGAAATGCTAGATGGTTATGGAGATAATATTGACATACCTTGGTTTTGGGAGCAACTAAAGACGTTTGTAGAGAAAGACCTTAGAACACCTAACTCACACAGGCAGACTAGGTATCAGGCCGCTGACTTGAGGTATGATTACGATGATGCTATATTCGGTATAGCACTAGCATACATAAACGCACAGTCTCACGCAAGGTACGAACCTGTAAACATAAAAGACATGGAGAATGAAGGTCAAATAAAGAGAAGGTATATTCAGAATGCTCAGACTAATTATCGGAAGCGTCTTGCTCTTGTTGATCAGAATGGGAAGATTGTGAAGCTTCTAAATTAAGATAGAATTGTTTGTACTTTGGACATTGTGATTGGTCGAATGGCTTGTCTTTGTGGTTATATATCTTGCCGTCTTCGTTTTCTAGGGTTACTTCGTAGTTTTTGATTACTTGCTTAAAGTATTGGACTTCTTTGCGGTTCATATGCCTAAGCTTAAGGTTCATATATCCTTGTTGGTAGGCTTCGGGGTTTGAGTTCTTCTTAATGAAATAAATTAAGTACTCCTCCTTTTTTCTGTTATGCTCAAATATTGGTGTTAGCCAACTCTGCATTACAAAGAACTCTGTATCGTCCTCTTCAAACCGCTTTAGAAAATTTTTCACGCTGCATTAAGTATTAGTTCAGCTTCTTTAGTTAAGTCTCTCGTTTTGAATAGCTTATACTCGTTGTTACCATCAAAAAACCATCCAATGTAACAATTTCCTATTGGAATCCCAACATATTTTTCAAAAATGTATTTGTACGTGGACAACTGAAGAGAGTATTTATTATACTCACATTCGTCTAGATGGCTTAACGGGCCTGTGAAAGATTGGTACTTATTATGCGTGGCTATTTTCTTGTTTGTCTTCCAATCCCATATCTGTAGCTCCTGCATCTTTGTATTCCAAAACAACATATCAATCATTCCGGCAACCTTTTCAGATGCGACAATAAATTCTGATCGTACAGGTATGAGATGTGGGTTAGAAGCCATCCAAAAAGTATAGAACATACTCTCTAGCTTTTTAGGCATAACTTCATAGTTAGGAGTATGCAACTTATTAGCGTACCAAAGCTCAACAAACTTATGGAACTCACTTCCTTTGGAAGCACCAAGGTCTCTTTCTTTAGCCCACATATCTAGAACCTCATCTTTATCCATAAAGTTCTTGATGGCATACCTTGTGGCTATTTCGTCCCAATCCTTTTCGGGTTCATACTTCTTAATATTAAGTTTTGACCACCCCTAGTATATAAGTGAGGTTCTTCGTCAAACTTTATACTGTTAAAAACATTAAGCTTTTCTATTATCTCGAAATTCATACTAAATCTTCTTCAAATACTTCTTCCAATAATTCTCCTACAGCTTCTTCAGCTTCAGAATCGTTTACATCGTCAACAGGTCTAAATCTGTGTGCAGAATAATACTGATACTCACAGTCTTCTGGTGTTGATATTTCAGCCAACTTGTAACCAAGTATACCTCTTTGCCTAGCCATATTCTTTGCGTATATTACGGTATAGGTCTTACCTTTTTCAATCCAACAGTTTGCAGGCACTCCTGCTGGTATTTTGGAATCATTGATACATACTACTTTCATATTGCTTGTATTTATAGCTTCCCTTTTCCCCCTACATATTACATATAGGAAGTTGTTCGGGTTATTAACCTTACTTATGCCTGACCTTAGATAAAGCGTTCCCCCACGCACTGCTAGTTTAAATCCTTATGTAGGTCGATGTTGTCAGGGTGGACAGAGCATCACTTTTTCTAGCCGATCTAATCAAGCCACTTATTTTAATTGGATAAGTCGGAATAAAAAGAACCAAGCCCCCCGGGGAAAGGAATCAATCATATGTGAAACGAATGTGATTGGATCGGGGGGACTTGATTTAAAGTCTTATACCACAATATACACATATAATCTAACCTTTCCTTTTACAAAAATAGCAAAATTAAATTAGCGTGCAATTTTTACATTGTAAAAAAATATATCTTTGTATCAACCTGTACGGTACGGGATATTAATTTTAACCTGTACGGAGCTTATGCTCGGTACTAAAAACAAGTAATTATGAATTTTAATTATGGATTACCAAAGGTAGACGCAGACAGAGGAGCGTTTATCACTACTCCACTTGCTGCTGACACAGATTTAGCTCAAGGGGAAATGACATTAAACGATGAGGATGGTAACGCTGCATTGAAGGTTAAGGTTTCTGACATCATTGGTTGGAAATACGATGCTTACAACGCAGGTACTGCTAACGAGGTTGAGGTAGATTTCGCTTCAAACGCAATTCTTGAGGCAAACAAAGCATACTCTCTTACAGTTCGTGCTCCTTACGTTGTTAACTTTTTCGGAGGTGGTGCTCACGCTACTGCTGACGCAAGAGAATCAAGAGCTATCTATGTAACTCGTACTTATACGGTTTACACAAATGCTGCTCCTGTTGGTGCTAACTTCGCTGAAGATTTAGCTGACCTATTCGCTGCACGTATCACTGCTGATACAAAGGCATATTTCACAGCTACTGCAGCGGCAGGTGTACTTTCTCTTGAAGCACTTTCTGCTGAAGCAGGGCCTCTTGAAGTATCAACTACTGCTCCAGGTCTTTTGGCTGGTGACATCTCTGATGCTGTTGCTTGGGTTTCACCTGTAGGGACTGTTTCTGAGGTTGAAGCTGAACTTAACATCGCTGCTCCAGGTGCTGGATACGGACGATTTGTTATTGAGTTCCGTAAGCCATTACGTCACAATGCAGTTAAAGGTCTTAAGGCAATTAAAGACGAGAAGTTCGTATTCTATATGGATAAAGACAATGCAGGATTTGCTACTGCTGTAGCTTTGCTACAGGATATCCTTGATGGAACTTACACTCCTGTTGCTGATTACCTTGGAGCTCCAAGCTTCTAATAATCAGAAAATGATTAACTTTATGGGTGTGGCTTCGGTCACACCCTTAATTTAGCATATGGAGAAAGAAGTCGAAGTTGTTTTATTCGGATTAGAACACGAAGGCGACCTAAGAAGAGAGTACAAAGAGCTCGCAGAAATTGAAGAGTTTAAAGACCTCAAGGTAAAAGAAGTAAGATTCTGTTGGCTTGTAGGCAATCGAACCTCACCAATCTTTAAGTTGGAGAGGCAGAAGAAGATTAGGAGAGCCTTGGAGATAGTTTATGGAAAGAACTATTCAAAGCGTCCTGATCTAAAAGAGTTGTCAAGTGGCGAGATACCTGAGTATATACTTAGGGGTATTAAGAAAATGAATACCTTTAATCCAGAGTTCAGGTTGAAAGCTAAATTGATGGCAGAGTATATATTCGAGACGTTAAACGAGCTTATTATATTAGACCCGACTGAGATGGCTACTATGGATATTGACGACAAAAAGAAGTACGCTGATTTGGTTGTCAAGGTTAGTGGGGAGCTTCAGTCAATGGTAGACAGGCTAGAAAGTTCATATGGAGCTGTTACTGTCTCTAGGAAAGAGAAGGAAAAGGTAAAAGTTTCTATAAGCGACATAATGCAATAGGTATGAGTTATATTTTTGGTACAGGTTACACTAGACCTAACAGACTTGAAAGAAAGAAAGACAAGAGTTATCATAGGGAGTACGCAAAGTACTGTCTTGGGTCAATGGGTAATCACGCTTACCGGAGATATCTAGACAAGTGTCTTGTTAACTGGTCATTCTTTAAAGGTGGAGATGGTCAGTGGATTTTCGATGAAGATATTGAGGCGTTTTTCCTGGATGAGTCGGGAGATATTCGTAACCGACTAAAATGGACTAAGAACGTAATTAAGCCAATGGTACAGCAGTATATTGGTAACGCTATACGTTTAGCATATGACGCTAAGGCTCAATGTATCTCTGATTTTGTAATAAACAAAAGAGAGAAAGAGTTGGCTAACATAGCATCTATGCATAAATTAGCTGATAAGACAACTTTCTTTAGTCAGGCTATAAAAGATAGTATGGGTCTTAGTGACACTTATCAAGAATCAGAGGAAAAGTTTTACAATTTGTTTGTTGAAGAGTATGAAGAAGACTTGAACAACTTGATAGAGTATGTAACAAACGACATAAACATAAACGAGCTTAAGGTTCAGATAACTAGGAATTTGGCTTTATCAGGTCTTGGTATATATAAAGGTTTTGAATCTGGAGAAAAGTACAATGCAGAAGCAACAAACCCATTGTTTTTCTTTTGGGATATGTCTGCTAAAAAACCAGACCTTACAGATGCAGAGTTTATGGGTGAGTGGTATTATATGGATTCTCCTAGCATATTTGAGAATTGGAATCACTTAACAAAAGACCAAAGAAATGTTATTGAGGCTTACGGCAAGAATGACAATAAAACCATACACAAGGTAATAAATGGAATCTATACTCAGGCAGGTGGTAAAGTTCCTGTTTATGAGGCTTATTGGAAGGATGTAGAAAAGAAAGATTATGGTTGGGTTGAGGACGAGTTCGGATATCCATTTTATACATTAATTAATGACCCAGACTCAAAATACAAAGACAAAGACCTAATAGAGCCTCAAACAGAGAAGCACAAGGATGAGATGGGTAAAAAGAAGAAACAAAGCATATATGTTGACATTCTTCGTTACTGTATACTGATACCTAGAGAAGAAGTTGGTGGTGGAGAAGGAGATATAGTTTTAGAGTATGGTGTAGTTCCTTATCAGCAGAAAAACTTTAATGATCCTGCTAACGTAAAATTTCCATACAAATGCTATACTTGGACTTATGATAGAGGAGAAATATTAACACCTCTTGATGATGTTATAGACCCTCAAAGATTCTTAAATAGAACACTATCTGTTATTGAATCTCATATGACAAATATGAGAGGAACAGGTACTGTTATATCTAAAGGTGCTGTTGACGCTCGTGATGGAGAGCAAGACTTGGTAAGAAATATGAATGCTTCTAAACCAATCTTTGTTGACACAGATAGAGTTGGTTCTGTTCAGAACGCTGTAGGTCAGTACGGTACTAATATAGGGCCTGGTACGCTACAGATGTTTCAGGTTATTAAAGAGGTTCAAACTAGCATACAAGATGTAACTGGTGTTAACGAGGCTATGACTGGTACGCAAGGTGGTTCTGACGCTTTAGTTGGTGTTGTAGAAGCTCAAATACAAAGGGGTTCTTTAGTTCAAGAGCCTTTCTATTGGGCTTTAACGTCTGTTTTGAGTCAAGCTTATGAGCATATAGCAAATGTTGCGAAGTCTATATATTATGACAATCCAAGAAGGTTGTCTATGATGGTTGGAGATAAAGGAATGCAGCGAATAGAAATAACAAAAGACCATCTTCTTCAGGATTATAGGATTTTTGTTAAGCGTTCTGAATCAGAGGAACAGGCCGAGCAAGCAGGAAACACATTACTATTTACACTTCTTCAGGCTGGTATGATAGAGCAAGATATGTTTGCTAATTTATTTGGTAGAGCAACACCAGACAGGATAGCAGATGCTTTAAGGAAGAAAGCTAGGCTTCAAAGTCAGATGCAGGCTGATTCAGATAAAGCTCAGATACAAGGTCAGCAACAAGGTATGCAAGACCAAGCTGATATTGCTAATATGATGGGTCAAGCAGAAGCTCAAGAAGGTGAAATGGATACTC